GAGTATACGACGCCCTAAGACATAATAGAAAGCTATTGATATCTCCAACTGCTTCTGGAAAGTCGTTGATGATATACTCGATTGTGAGATACTACGTTGAGAAAGGACAAAATACTCTGATAGTCGTGCCAACGACTTCCCTTGTAGAACAGATGTATAAAGACTTTGAAGACTATGGGTGGGACGTAGGTTCATTTTGCCACAAGATATATGCGGGGAAAGAAAGAGAGACCGACTCACAAGTCATCATCACGACCTGGCAGTCCATCTACAAACTTCCCCGTAAATATTTTTCAAGATTTAATGTGGTTGTTGGAGACGAAGCACACCAGTTTAAGTCTAAGTCTTTAATATCTATAATGTCAAAGCTCTCAGATGCAAAATACAGATTTGGTTTTACAGGCACTCTTGATGGAACTCAAACTCATAAATGGGTATTGGAGGGCTTATTTGGTCCCTCCTACAAAATCATCAGGACCGAAGAGTTGATGAAGAAGGGGCACGTTGCTAAGTTAGATATCAATGTGCTTCTATTGAAACACCCTGCACATAAGTTTGAAAACTTTGAAGAAGAAGTCCAGTACATTATTAACCATGATAGACGAAACAAGTTTATACGTAACCTTGCCCTTGATCTTAAAGGTAATACGCTCATACTATTTTCCCGCGTTGAAGGGCACGGACAACCACTATACGATTTAATAAATAACTCCAAGGCAGACGGTCGTCATGTCTTCTTCGTCCATGGTGGTGTGGCAACTGAAGACCGAGAAAAAGTAAGGGAGATTACTGAAAGAGAAAACAACGCGATTATCGTCGCTTCATACGGCACATTCTCTACAGGAATTAACATTAAAAATCTCCACAATGTTATTTTTGCTTCTCCTTCAAAATCCAGAATCAGAAATCTCCAAAGCATTGGAAGAGTCCTCAGGAAAGGCAATAATAAAACAAAAGCAACTTTATATGATATTGCTGACGACATTTCCTACAAGTCTAGGAGAAATTATACCCTTAATCATCTAATTGAAAGAATCAAAGTTTATAACGAAGAAAACTTTAATTATGATATTGTAAACATTCCGCTTAAAAACTAATGGGAGAGGAATTCTATAGCGTTATCAAATTAACTACTGGAGAAGAAATCTTTGCTCTCGTCTCTATTGATGAGAATGACGGAGATCCTTTATTGGTAATGCAAAATCCGGTTACTATGAAGATGACTAGATCATCCCGTGGCATGACTCTCAGAGTAAAACCATGGATGGAAATACCTGATGATGATTTCTTTATTGTAAGACTCGATAAGATTGTTACTATGACTGAAGTCAAAGATGAATCAATGATTGAGTTTTACAATAGTTATCTTGATGAGGATTCTACCGATGACCTTAGTAATCCATCTAGTCATGAAACAAAACTAACTAATAAGATGGGTTATGTAACAACAGTAGAAGAAGCAAGAGAGATGCTAGAGAACCTTTATAAACTTAAAGATAATAAAGAAAGCTAGAGCTCACTCTTCAACCCGGACAAAGGTAGTCTACACATGATTTACCATGTTGTCAAGCCCACAAAGTATGGTATAATATACATAACGAAAGTTTATTGATTACTACAATGTTATGTCCAGAAAGAAATCAGAGCATTACGTCAACAACAAAGAGCTTCTAGAAGCACTAATTGTCTATCGTTCCAAGGTAGAAAAAAGTTTCTTTGAGCTCAACGGTAGAGAACCTACTAGGGAAGATCGAGCAAAACGATGGGAAGGTAAACCGCCTATCCCCAACTATCTTGGTGATTGCTTTCTGAAGATTGCAACTCATTTGTCATACAAACCTAACTTTGTAAACTACATGTTTAGGGATGACATGATTTCTGACGGCATTGAAAATTGTGTCCAGTATATCCATAACTTCGACCCAGAGAAGTCTAAAAATCCTTTTGCTTACTTTACTCAAATCATCCACTATGCCTTCCTGAGGCGCATTCAGAAAGAGAAGAAGCAACTGGAAATCAAGACCAAGATTATCGAACGCACTGGTTTTGATGAGGTTATGATGGTTGACGACAGCTTGCTTTCTGGGCATAGTTCGGACTATAATAGCATTAAGGACGCTATCACTTACAAGAATCGATGAAGGTTGCCATTATCACGGACCAGCACTTCGGTGCCCGTAAGTCTTCGAAATTCCTTCACGACCACTTTAAAAGATTTTACGACGATATCTTCTTCCCATATCTTGAGGAGCACAACATTAAGGTTGTTGTAGATATGGGAGATACCTTCGATAACCGAAGGTCTATTGACCTTTGGGCACTGGAGTGGGCGAAAGAAAACTATTATGACCGTCTACACCAGATGGGTATCACGGTCCATACTATCGTTGGAAACCACACCGCCTACTACAAGAATACCAACCAAGTCAACTCCGTTGGTCTTCTTCTCAAACAATACGACAATGTTATCGTCTATCCTGAGGTAACAGAAGTCAAACTCGGTAACTTAAATACACTTTTTATTCCTTGGATCAATAATGAAAATTTTGAAAGTACTGTCTCATCTGTTAAAGCTTCACGTAGCGTATGTGCGATGGGGCACCTTGAACTCAACGGATTCAGAGCTCATCGCGGGCACGTCATGGAAGACGGTATGGACTGCGAACTATTTGAGAAGTTCAGTCATGTCTTCTCGGGACACTATCACACTCGATCGGACAACGGAAAAATCTTCTATCTAGGTAACCCCTATGAGATGTTTTGGAATGATGTGAATGACCCTCGTGGTTTTCACATCTTCGATACGGAGACTATGGAGCACACTTCAATCAATAATCCTTATCGTATCTTCTACAACATCTACTACGAAGACAACAACTACAAACTCTTTGATGCACGTGAGTATCAGGGTAAAATTGTAAAAGTCATTGTCAAGAAGAAGACTAGTCCAAAAGATTTTGAGAAGTTTATTGATAAACTTTACTCTGCTGGTATTCAAGAACTCAAGATTGTTGAAAACTTTGATATTCAAGCAGGTGAAGACTTTGAAGTTGAGGAGAGCGAAAACACTATTTCTATCTTGAATAGATATATTGATGAAGCAGAAATGGAATGTGATAAGTCCATTGTCAAAGGCATTCTGCAGAAAATATATTCACAAGCGTGCGAGGTTGAGTAGTGTTTCTTCTTACTCTTAAAGAACGAAAAGAAGATGGTGCATATGCCGTCCAAAACAAAATGGGCGAAAAGGTCTTAGTGCTTTTTGAGGAAGAAGATGATGCAAACCGTTATGCAATGATGCTGGAGGAGGATGAAGATCCAGCGGAGATGGAAGTTGTAGAAGTTGACGCAGCACTTGCTATTAGGACCTGTAAGATGTATAATTATAAGTATTCTATAGTCACGCCCAACGACATCGTTATTCCCCCTAAATTGAATGATAACTTTTCAGAAAATCCGCTGGCGTAATTTCCTCTCTACTGGTAATCAGTTTACGGAAGTTGATTTCCAAGAGCATCACACAAATCTAATTGTAGGGACCAATGGTGCGGGTAAGTCCACTATTCTGGACGCCCTCACTTTTGGTTTGTTCAATAAACCATATCGCAAAATCAATAAACCACAGTTGGTAAACACCACCAATGAGCGTGATTGTGTTGTTGAGATTGAGTTTACCATCAATACTCGTCAGTACCTTGTGCGTCGTGGTATCAAACCTTCTGTGTTTGATATTGTAGTCAACGGCACTCCGCTACATCGTGAAGCAGATGACCGTGCGATGCAGCGTATCCTGGAAGAGAATATTCTCAAACTAAACTATAAGTCTTTTACTCAAATTGTTATTCTGGGTAGCAGCACTTTTGTACCGTTTATGCAGTTGACTTCTTCTAACCGTCGTGAGGTTATTGAAGATCTGCTGGATATTCGTATCTTTTCTGCGATGAATAATATCCTCAAGGATAATATCAAAGAGAAGAAGTCGCAAGTCAAATCTCTTGACCTGAAGAAGGATACTCTGAAGGACAAGATGAAGATGCAGAAAGAATTTATTGAGGAGTTGGAGAATAGGGGACACGCCAACATTAATGCCAATAAGGAAAAGATTACCACTCTTGATAAAGAAGTTGGCATTTACATGGAAGAGAATGATAATACTAATGAGCAAGTAGAGAAACTTACTGAGCAACAACAAGAACTTACGGACGCTGGTAAGAAGTTAGTAAAGCTTAACAATCTCAAGGGTAAAATCTCCCAAAAGGTAAGCACAATTACCAAAGAGCATAAGTTTTTCAGTGAGAATACGGTTTGTCCTACCTGCACCCAGAGTATTGAGGAAGAGTTTCGGTTAAATAGAATTACAGACGCTCAAAATAAGGCAAAGGAACTCAAAGAAGGTTACGAAGAACTCGAAAACACTATCAAGTTCGAACAGGAAAGAG